AGCTGAAGCAGATGCTAATTCAACATCATACCCCATTTTTCTCAATTTAGAACTAACACTTCTTGTTGAAGTTTCTAATTCTTCAGCTGCATCAGCAACCATTGATTGAGAAATAGGTGACTCACTTCCGACGAAGTCTACAAGAGACTGAGTTCTTTCGTCTGTCCATTTTGGTAATGCCATTTTATTTCCTATTTTTTTAATATTGTTTTTAAGTTGTTAATTATTATTATTCCCATTTCTTCTGCTTTTCTAGTTTTTGCACTTGCTATTCCACTTTCATTAACTAAGATAGTAACATCTTTAGTTAAGTTGTCTTTTACAATGTAGCCGTATTTTTCTAATACTTGTCTAGCGGCTGCTTTTGTTGGGTAGCTTTTTAACTTACCCGATATGCAAACTGTTCCCTTACTGTCAGTAGTGCTGACTTTTACCTGCTTTTCACAAGTAAAAGAAAAGGGAAGCTCATAGTATTTCTGAAAGTGAAATACATCTATTAACCAGTCCATCAGATTTTGTGTCGCTTTCGGTCCGAGACCTGCCTCTTTACAAGTTTCGTGGGTTATATCGCTTATTGCGGATATCTTTTGTGCTAATTTATTAGAGGCACTTCGTCCGATTAGGGACACTGAAAATGCTGGAAGAAGAGTGATAAGGTCAACGCCCTTTGATTTTTCTATTTCTGCGTGTAGCTTTGAACCTAGTTTCTCTGAATCCAACAGAAACGATATCTCTTCTTGGGATAGTGAATAAATATCGTGATAATCAATAAGACCAAGTTTCTCTATAGTGGAGGGACCGAGTCCTTTGATTTTTAGTGTTTTTGCAAAGTGTTCAATACGCTTTGCTGATTTTGCAGAGCAATCAGAACTTTGACAGAATAACTGGTCACCAATGAGTTCAAGTATGCTGCTGCATGCTGGACAATTTGTTGGCGGTATTATTTCTTTCAAAGTCTGTTTCTCTCAAATATGAATATATTATAACAAACGAGTAACCATTTGTCAAGAATTATTTTTTGGAAAGTGGGATAAAATAAGGGAAGAAATTTTGAAACACTCTGTGTGTCCACCAAATTTCTGAGATGGAGAATAACTATCGTCTTTAAACTTCTCGTGTAGCTCTTGCTCTATTCTCCAACAGTTGTATATAGTATCGTGATAGGTTCTCTGGATTCGTAAATCGTAGCCTTTGAATCCACGACTTCTTTTAATAACATGACGCCAGTCCTTTCCACTTGCAATTCCTACTTTTATACACTCTCTTTCAAATGTTCGTTGATTTACTAATACAACTCCATACAATACACCCTCCCGTTCTTTTTCGTGAGGGTGATTGTTGAAATATGTTTGATTATATACTCCTGCCATTAGTTATCGTATCTATCAGAAAAATATTTTCTAGTGTAAAATACTCTTATATATCCAACGATTGTAAGCAATATAATATTTACTGATGTAATAGTAAAAGAACTTTGCACTTGCATAACATCTAACATAAACCAGTTAGAAAAGAATACTAGCGGGGCTTGAGTAATCAATCCTGATAGAATAGAAAATGAAGTTTCTTTATGAATCATCATAGTTCTTTCATCGGGTTGTTCCCAATTTAATGTCCACTTGCCTAGCCTAAGTTTCATTAAACCATTCATAGACTTTTTCATCTAAATATTCTTGTGGTGTCCAGTCATCTAACTTTGGGTGTGGTTCCCACCACTCAAAGTCTTCTGGTATTTCTTCCAACTCCAAAGGTTCTAGTATCCATGATTCAACATCTCCAGAGTCTAGCTCTTCGTAGTCTTCATGTAATGTGTTATCATTGTATGCTGCCTCTGCAATTCCTATGAAGTTTCTAAACTCATCTTCATATGTCATTCTTATACTTGTTCCATTTCCTAAAAATTCTGCAAGATGATTTATCATAGGTATTGGAGGACTCCAAGCGGAGTATCCTGTAATCTGAGAAGTGTCTGCATCTTCAATGCATACCCATTTTGCTCCCATATTATCACAACCCCAAGCATACCAACCTTCTTCAGTATAAGGCTCTGGATATATAGGAAACAATTCTGCTTCCCATGTTTTCCATTTCATTTCGCCGTTTTCTGTTTCTGCAAAGTCCAAAACTTCTTTTAATTTATCTTCATTATTAGTTTCTATACTAATATTAAAGTGCACATTATTAGCCATGTTCTTCTCCTTTGTTATTTTTTATTATTCCTGTAATCCAATTATTTGCAACATCTTCTGCATAATATATACTATGAGCATAAAGCCTTCTAGTATCTTGTATGTAATTATTCTCTATTAAGTCAACTACATATCCTTTATCATTAAGAAAGATGTTGGCTTGTTTGTTGTCTTTTATAAATTCGTTAATCATTTTACAAGTGCAAGTTTCTCCTCTTATCCCCTCACATCTGTGGCAACCTATAGATAAACGCATCAGTCTACCCTCGCTACAACTTGAGGTATTATTTCACCTGCTCGTATAACTTCTACTTTGCAACCAATCTCTAGTCCTAGACTTTCTATGATTGCCATATTATGTAGAGTTGCTTTACTAACATTGGCTCCATTTATATTTACAGGTTCTAGTATTGCAACTGGAGATACACAACCTGATTTTCCTACTTGCCATTTAACATCAAGTAAAGTTGTGACTACTCCTTCTGCTCTTGTCTTTTTAGCAAAAGAACCTCTTGGGTGATGAGAAGTATATCCTAATTCTTCAAAGTATTTATTATTTATACATCTCCATACATCTCCATCATGAGGAAACTCACTATAGTTTGAATCTATACAAGTATCAATTCCCCACTTACTTAGTTGAGCCATATCGTGTATATACTCTTCACTTATGTATGGTTGAACTGCATAGGCAATAAATGCCATACTACTAATTCTTTCCTTGAATTCTTCTATATCTTTTAGGTTCAAAGCTCCCGCAGCATAGTTTCTAGCGTTTGATATGCTTGATAATGCTACTACTTCTCCTGTGATTTGATAGAACTTTTCATCTGTATTTATTTGAATAGGCACAAGATACTTCATTTTTTCTGTTATATCTATTCCTTCTTTGCCATCTCCCCTTGTGAGTGCTAGATGTAGCTCTCCTCTTATATATTGTAAAGATACAGCAGAGCCATCTAACTTTGGTGTAACCACAACAGGTTCTGCACCATAGTCAGGTTTATCTGCTATTTCGTATACTTTTTGTAGGGAATACATAGGATATGCGTGAGCTTTGCGCTCACCTGAAACTTCATGCCCAACTACTTCGTTTTCCAACTGACTCTCTAGTCTGTCATACACTTCGTCAGACATGAAAGGTTGACCATTGTAGTAAGCAATCCGTGCTTGTTTGATTAATCCTTCTAAATTTTTCATAAATATATTATACAAAAAATTTAAGGATAAGTCAAGAAATATTTTATGGTAGGTATATTGAATCTAGTAAGTCTTTGAACTCATTTTCTAAAATAGACTTACTTTCTGCGAGGGAAAGGATTTCTACTAATCCTTCAAAAAGTTTTCTACTATTATCAAAATCAAGGGGCATGGTTATACCATCTTTACTTGGTTTCCATTCTTCATTAAAATCTAAATAGTATTTTCGTAGAGATATGTATTCAGTATCTCTAAAAGTATTTATTACAAGCCTGACTTGCTCATGACCTGTATCTTGTATTATTTTTTCGTAGATTGAGGGAGTGTTAAGGTCAATCATTCTTAATCACTCGGTTGAGAGGCACAATACTCGTAACATTTCTAGGCACAAGTATCCTGAAAGAATCCGTGTCCCAACAAAATAATAGAGATGTGTGTTGACCTTCTTTTGCTCTATTTCTTTTCTGACGAATATATTCTGTAGAAAAGTCTCTAGTGCAAACATTGTATTTTAGTTTTCGTGAGTTTTGACTACGATATGTTATTATTGCATCACCAGCGTCGTCAAGTCTTTTTTCAAACTCTTCCTTTTTCATTATACCTCCTACTTAATCTAACAAAAAATTTTTTGGATTGTTAAGTTTTGAGGTTGTTTTTATGAACAAAGAAAAGCAAGACCGATAACTCAGTCTTGCTTAACTATCATACACTACTTATTTAGGGTTTCAATGATTCCAGCAAAGTATACAGCTGCTTTACCTGTAAGTTTAGAGATAATTTGTGCATCAACTTCTTGACCTGCATCACCAATAACTGAGGTGAGCTTGTCTTGTGCATCTGCAACGCTTACTCTACCACCACCAGTAGAACCTGTTGATGTTCTAGCTGCTGGAGTTTTTCTTACATAAACACCTGCTTTTGTTAAAATCATTCTAACACCATTTGGGGATTCGCCGAGGTCTTCGGCTATATCTTTTACAAGTTCCATAGATGTTTCTGGTGTCGGTTCTCCGTCCTGATACATTTCTACAGCTTGTGCTTTCATTTCATCTGTCCAAGGCATTTTTCTTTTTCTCCTGATTTTAGAAAATTTTTGTTCGTATTCGTCAATGGTCATAGTATTACGAAAGCCAGGACACCAACCTGTGGTTTCTAGCATTTGATTGTAAAATCTATCACTCATAATTTGACTTCTTTTTAAATATAAATATATTATATAAAAATTGAAACCATTTGTCAAGAATTATTTTTTATACCCATTGCCAAAATGGTTATGAATAGTTTTAAGCATACCTTCTGCCCTGCCTATTTTTGCAACCTCAATCTCTATTGCGGCTACAATATCAGGGTGTTCTCCAATGCCTACTACATTTCTTTCGTATGCTTTAACATTTGCGTATGCAACTGCCATTTCGCCTTCTAATTTTTTACATAAGGCTTCTAATAAATAATTCATCTGTGTCTCCACCATTGCTCAATATAAAAACCTATAAGCCCTCCAACAGTAATCCAAATTACTATAGGGAAGATATACTTAAATATCCAAAAAGGTAGCATATATGTATTATACATAAATTCCATCATTGATTGTGTTTCCTATATTTAGTCTTTCGTTCCCAGTCCTCTATCGCAGCTTTTATACTACCTTCCGCTAGGACGGAACAATGTAATTTTATTGGAGGAAGGTCAAGCGCAGCGGCTATTTGTTTATCTTTGATTAGCTTTGCTTCCTCTATTGTTTTTCCTTTTAACATTTCTACAAACATTGTTGAACTTGCTATAGCACTTCCGCAACCATAGGTTTTAAACTTAACATCAATAATTCTATCATCACTATCAAGTTTTAACTGAAGTTTCATAACATCTCCACATGCTGGAGCACCAATCATGCCTGTTGCTATGTCAGGGTCTTTGGGGTCAAATCTTCCAACAGAAAAGTCTTTTGGATTATTTAAAACTCCTTCAAATCTTTCTACTACTTCTTTACTGTAAGCCACTAACTTCTCCTTAGCACTGCTTCGCAAAAGTCAACTAAAAAGTTTTCTCTTGCTTTCTCTGAAAGTAAAGGATATATTAAAAATGGTGAAGCAACAAGAAAAACTAATGCAGAAGAAATATATCCTGCAGTTGTTCTTTTTATTATTATGTTATCTTTATCTAATATCCTTATAAGTTTCAATGCTGGTATCATCAATCTAATTATAGATAATATCCAAGCGGACAACCAGTATGCTAAAATATATTCCATGTGTCTTGAATCCATATAAACATCATAGGTAATCCTACCCATGCAAAAAAGTATAAACTAAAAAATGTAATTACATCAATCATAAATATTCCTTTATATGTTGTAGACTACCTAACTCATACGCTAAAGCAAAGCTGGTGTATCCTGTTCTTGTTCCGTCTAGGTGAGGGAAGTATGTTTTAGAAGTATCGCATGGTTCCAATACCCATAATCTATAGCAACGAGATTCATACTTATTATCTATGCCATAGTCTTCTACGATTTCTGCAAATTTATTATCTCTTGGACTCCATACTTTTTCTCCTATTTCAAATGTTTCTTTTACACATTGTTCTGGAAGTATGGCATTTCTTCTACCTTTGTAGTCAGATTCTGCAAGTCTTTGTGGTATACCTAGTCTATCTATTACTGCCTTTACAAAAGCGGCAGACCTATAAATAGATTTTGATATACTTAAAACATTCTCTCCTTCAAGATAATACTGAATTATCTGTTTTTTCTCTGTTTCAGTTAATCCTTTGCCTTTATTTTGATTTTTTCTAAGTTCTCTAAACTTTAGAGTTTCCTCATGTTCTGTTATGATATTATTGAGTCTGGTAGTATTATAACTTATATTTAATATATTACACGCTTCTTTCTTTGTTATAGGGTTATCTCCTTTTAACAATGATATAACATGACTTATATTAGATTCAGTTAATTTTTCATGTTTTTTTACTTTAATCATAGTGTTCCTTTCCTAATAACATCATAGCATAGTGAATTATTTTTAGCAAATCATCAGGATTATGTCCTTCCTTTTTGCCATATCGCTGTGCATATTTAATAATATTACCAATACAAAAGCCTTCTCCATGACCCGCATCAAATATAAACTCAGTAGATTGTATTTTCTCCTGTGAATAATGTTGTTTATAAGTAGCTAAAATATGATTAGATACCCAAGTTAATACATCATCTTCTCTAAACTTCATCTGTTAGAATCTCCACTAAAGAGGCATAGCCTCCAATTTTTTCTCCATTATATATTATTTGAGGAAAAGTTCTGGCACTTGGAAACTCTTTCATCATCTCCTCTCTTCCAAAATCTTCTCCAAATATTTTATACTCTACTGCACAACCTTTTTGTTCTGCAAGAGTCTTTGCCATTGTGCAATAAGTGCAACTTGGTGTGCTATAAATTACTACTGTATTTTTCATATAATCATTCCATAGTTCTTTCACTTTGCTGTTATCCTTTGTTCATAATCAGCGAAATCTTCGTTCCACCAGTAAGGCTTCTCTCTGTATGACCAACTAGCAAATGTAGCTTTGTCAAGATGATAATAGTCCCTATACGATTGTATTGGATTATCATAGTCTTTCAACTCATCAGGCATAGCTAGTCCGAATGTTGTGAATCCTTTTCTTGGTAAATTTATTGGGTCAGGTAGTTTATTTACTACTTCCATAACAGATTTATGTAGCTTTCCATACCTGTAGTGATACTCGTCATTAAGTGCGTTTGCATAACAATGCACCCACTCATGATTGTCTAATGATTCTCTTGCCCAGATAGTGCAAGGGTGATTATACATCATTGGTAGATAGGGGTAGGGACGCTCCTCCAAAGGTAAATGCTTGATTTCAGCTTTTACTTTATTTAATACTTCACGCTCTTCTGCGTTGAGAGCACGAGGAACATACCCTAAATATCTATCTATGTAGATTGTAGTGCAAAGAATCTGCGCTGCTTCCAGCGGCATTTTTACGATATGCTTATCTACATGAAACTGTGCTGCTTTGTCTAAGTCTTCGTCTAAGTAAAATAGATTCATCTTATCCAGCACTTATACCCGCTACACTCTTTGGTGTTCTTACGACCACCACAGTGTTTGCAGTATTCAACAATTTTTTTAATGTCTTTCAATTTTTTCATATTTATATTATACTTAAAATGTGAACAAATGTCAAGAATTATTTTTTGTTACTTAGAATTTATCTTATCTTTCGCTGTCCCAGCATACAAGCCAAACCAGGCTGCACCTGCTCCAACTATAACCGAAATTAATCCAGACTGTTCTAGTGAAGGGTCGGGTAAATTCATAAACCACATTGTTGCGTAATAAAGTAAGAAAATATAAACTGATAAGAACATTCTCGGAAAGATTCTCCAAGAATCTATCATATTAGATAACCAAATCCACTTTTGATAAGGGTTTTCTGGTTCTTTTTCGTTTTCCAACTCCATTATATGTTGTTTTAGTTCGCCTATCTCCTTTACCATTTCCATAAACTTATTAAGGTCTATTTCAACTTCGTTTCTGGACATATCGCCACTAAATCTTTCGTCTGCCATTTATTTATCCTTAGCTTTTCCTATGTTAATAGCAAATAAATCTAATACTTTATAGTATTTTGCTATCCACATATCATCTTTGGGTGTTGGCGTTACCGCCGCTACCACAGAAGCACCCATAACTATCCAGGGCACTATCTTTACTATTACTACTATCCATTGTAAGAACTCTAACATATTACTTTCCACTCTTGCGAGCCTGACGGTTTAACCGTTTATTTAGTTTGTGTATTTTTTCTTCAAGTTCCTCACACCAGTCCTCAAGTTCTTCAAATCTTCCTTGGACTGAGGGATTTTTATCAAAGAATTTAGAGGCTTTCATCATAGCTCTATACTCTTTGTAAAATTGCCACCACTCAATCAGTCTGTTTAGCACTGATATCTTCGGTGGTTACTTTCCGATAGTATACTACTACATCTTTCAGTTCAGTAATATACCTCTTAAGTTCTTGCATATTGTATGCCATTAATTCGTAATCGGGAATAGTCATAGCTAAAAAGACTAGCTCGCCTTCTTGTTCCTCAATTACTTTGAACTGTTCTTCAAAGTTTTCAGGTGTAATTGTAAGCCACCTTACTTCTTTTAAATTAATCTCTCTTGGCATGATAGGTTGAACTATTGTTCTCTCTATCGGCTTTGCACTAACCTCTAATGTCTTCGTTGGGAGGAGACTGCAGTTGGAGACCATCATCAAGGTCGTCAACAACATTGCTGAGTTCCTCAATGTCTTCCATGATGTGTTTTGTTCCATTATTTATTTTCCTTTGCATATCTTCTGGATTTTCCAGTATTTTTGCTGTTAATTGATAGTTCTGTATGAACTGTGTATATCTATTTAGCTCTCTTTGTGCTTTTTGACTTTTTAATGTCATCTCTTGCAACTGACTTGTTTGCAACTCAAAATCATTTTGTAGCGTTGATATTGCTTCTTCTTGCGTTTGAATTGCTACTTCTAGCTTTGCATTATTTTGTTTTAGTGTGCTATTTTCATTCCATAGGTAGTATGAAAATCCTCCTAGAACTATTAATAATGTTATTAAAAATTGATTCATTACATTTCCTCTATTCTTATATTCAGTCCTTCCGCTCCATGTATTTCTACTACATCTCCTTCTTCGGTTCTGAACTTAATCATATTCTTGTTTTGTTTTATTACTTTTTTAATTATGTATGTTTGGTCATCACTATCTCCCCATACATTGTTATAACTAACTTTTAGTTTGTATAGGCGAATGAATTTGCTTTTTAACCAAATCCACCATACTTTTAGTTTTTCAAACATTTGACCAATCTTTTCCTTCAAATAATAATGCTTCTGCTTCTCTTCTTCGCACTAATCCTGTAAGAACTTTGCCTCCTGCCTTATTCCATCTTTTGATTTGTTCAGGCACTCCGTCATAGTCCCCTGCATTTAGAACTTTTAACATTGTGCTAGCATTTAGATTACTTGGACCAAGATTGTATGTCCATGATACCAATGCATCAAACATGCACTGGTCTAATTGATGATTGACTGCTTCTAGAACATAGTTTTCATACTCTATTAGTTCTTCTAAAAGCATTTCTTCTGCTTGTTGTTTGGTTATTGACATTCCTTCTTTCACACCTTTGATGTGTCCATATCCAATAGTCCAAACGCCTACTGCGTCTTGGTAGGCTTCTAACTCGCAGCCTTCAAATTTTTTGATTAGGGCTAAGCCCTCTGCTGATATTTTCATATTGTAAAACTTTCTCCACAACCGCATTGAGCAGTTTCTTGGGGACTTCTTATACTTATATATTCATTTAGTCCTTGCTCAACCCAGTCTATACTTATTTCATTAAGATAACTGAGTGTCATTGGGTCTACAGCAATTAAGTTGTAGAACACCGCATCACTTGAAACACTTGGATTATCCAAGTAGCCTAAGTCATACGACCACCCATTACAACCACTAGGGATTATCTGTAATCTAACTCCCCAGCAACCTTTATCTTTTACTTTTGCTCTTATTTTTTCCAGAGCTTCTACACTCGCTACTAGCATATAATATCCTATTAATTGATTTGTTCAATTCCTTTGACAGTTTATCTGCGTGGTCTTGTAGAGCTTTGTCTTGTGCTTTTCTTTTTGCTTTGATGCGAAGCACACTCTTGCGAGTGCGCTTCAACCTAGGTCTTTGACAATAAACTAAGATATGATTTCTCCAACTGATGCCACAATGGTAAAAGCGAAGATTGCAAGAAGAACTGCATTTGATACTGCCTCCTCTACATCATCATACTTACGAATTTGTCTAAAACTGTTTATCATTCTATATATCATTTTATATCCAATACTTTACGATTGGAGTTCGGAGTTCTAGACAAAGCGATAGTTAATAGTCCATCTTTCAATTCTACAAAGTCTACTTTTAAGTCTGTGTTCATAATGAACTTTCTCTCAAAAGATTTAAGACTTAATCCCTGATGAACGAATCTCTCCGTCTCACCAAGTTTCTGTTCTTTTTTCCCCTTGATTAGTAGTTCATTTTTTTCTTGAACTACTTCTATTTCTTCTTTTGACCAACCTGGAATAGCAACTTCTATTCGGTAATTGCCTGTGTCCACGTTTTCAACTATGTTATATCTTGGATATGAGGTATCGGTATTCTGCAATAGCCAATCGTTATTCATACCAAGCCAAAATTTACTAATATCAATCGTCATATTATTTCTCCTAATTTCCTTCTCAGTAAAACTATGCCCACCCTCTCGGTATGGACGCCAATGTGCGAGAACCATTTCTCACACTTCATGTAAATTATATCAAAATTAAAACCTAAAGTCAAGATAAATTTTTTGATTAGTCCTCAAAGTCTATCTTGCCCTGTTCTTTCATATAGTCTAAAGTGGCACCGATTCCGTCCTTCTTACCATACTGGTAGGACAGGTAAATGCTACATGCTAGAATTAAAAGGTATGCTGTATCTATGTTCATATATTTTTTCTCCAATTGTATATTATATCAAAACTAACACCTCCTGTCAAGTAAAATTTCAAGGATACCTAAAAATAATTGTTGACAAGAGGTTATTCTTTTGTTATAATATATTCATATAAAAATATTAGGAGAAATATGCACATAGAATATGACAGCATTAAAACATTTATATCTACACTAGATACAGCGGACAGCTGGGTTAAGAGAGAGTTTCCACAATATGCAATCGCCGATGCAAAGAACAAAGGTAAGATTGGTGAGAAAATTTTCTTCAATCTATGTCTTGAAAATGGTAAGGATATTATATGGAATAACAATAATGATGACCATGATTTTATACTTAATGGTTACTTCAAAGTTGAACTTAAGTTCTCACTTGCTAGTAATCAAAGAACTACTGGAAAAGGTATAGTTGATAAATTTACTTTCAATCATATCGCTGCCCACAAAAATTGGGACTATCTAGTTCTTATGGGTGTCAATCCGCCAAGAGAACTTTCTCATGAGCGTAGAGGTTGCCCTTATCAAGAAAGTATAAGATTATATACTATATCAAAACTTGACTTTAAAGAGAACTTGGACTATCACTTAGAACAAGGACTTATTGGTCGCCAACAGGGTGGCAGAAGTGGTGGTAATGATGACTACATGGTCGGAGATTATCACAAGATATTGAACTGGAGAGGAATAAAACCACTAAATGAAGTTATATAAAAGAGGTCATTGGACAACCAAAGAAAAAC